GTACGTTCGGCACGTTTGGTCAAGCGGCTGGTTTAGGAGGTATTGAACTTGCAAAATTTAGCAACGATTTTACGGCGCTTGCGTCAGACCTTGCTTCATTTAATAATACAAGCCCTGAGGAGGCTGTTAACGCGATAGGTGCAGCGCTTCGAGGCGAGGCAGAACCCTTACGCAAATTTGGCGTGTTGTTAAACGACGCAACATTAAAAACGGCGGCGTTTGAACTCGGTATCTATGACGGCAACGGTGCATTGACCGCACAACAAAAAATACTCGCAGCGCAAAACGTAATTTACAAACAGACAACCGCAGCACAAGGCGACTTCGGCAGGACTAGCGACGGTCTTGCAAACAGTCAACGCATACTTAAAGCACAGTTACAAAACTTGCAAATTGAGATCGGCAAAGGTTTGTTGCCAGTTGTGCAGGCTATTTTGCCACCGCTAAAAGCGTTTGCGGCGTGGGCAGTCGAGAACCCTAAAGCGTTTAAAATTGTTGCCGGCACGATCGCTGGTATCGCGACCGCAATTTTGGCAGTCAACTTTGCGATGGCAGCAAACCCGTTCACGTTGATCGCGGTCGGTATCGCAGCACTCGTAACCACGCTCGCGGTTGCGTACACAAAATTTGAAACGTTTAGAAACGGCGTAAATTTTGTATTGAATAGTTTAATTGCTGGTTTTGAAATGGTCGCTAATGCGCACATACGAATGACAAACAAAATTATTGACGGAATGAATAAAATCAACCCATTTAAAGACATACCAAAAATGTCTGAAATTAGCCTTGGTCGTATAGGCGCCGGCGGTGGGGGTGCAATTCCCGTTACTGCTGATACGCGCACGGCTGATCGTATGGCTCGAGAGTCAATTCAAGGCATACCAGCGATCACAGCGCCTATAGGCGGCGGTACTGGCGGTGGTGGCGGTGGCGGTAGCGGTCGCGGTAGTGGTGGCGGTGGTGGCGGTATTGGTGGCGGCGGCGACCTAGTAACAATTCAAGGCGCGTTAACGACCTATGGCATGGCTGAACGTATCGCGGCACGTAACGCGTCACCAGTAACAATTAACGTAACTGGCGGTATGTCGACTAGCGCCGAAATCGGTCAAAGCGTGTTGAACAGTTTGTTGGCTTACCAGCGCACTAACGGCCCACTTGATTTAATGATTGCCCAGTAGTTATGGCAGGCGTAGCAGTTGTCGCTAGTGGCAACTATGACCTAGAAATTGACACGGGGTTTATTCAAGACGCATTTTTGCTTGACGACGCAACCGCAGGCGTACTTGACAACACGCAATATGTGCTTGACGGTACGACACAATTTGCGAGTGTGCTTGACGGCATAAACCAAGTAAACGTGCGGCGCGGCCGACGCGATCAAGGCGACCAATTCAGCGCAGGCACAATGACGTTTACCATGCTTGATACTGACGGTATTTTTATGCCGTTTGACGAGGACAGCCCGTACTACGACACGCCGAACGCTAAGCCGGGTTTAGCGCCTATGCGTCGAGTGCAGTTGTCGCGGTACAGCGCAACAAACGTCAAAGAATATCTATTCAAGGGCGTGATTGTAAATTTTGATTACAACTTTGCGTTGGGCGGTTTGGATACGGTGACGGTTTATTGTGCAGACGATTTCTATTTGTTGGCACAAACATATTTAGACGAATTTAACGTCAGCGAAGAATTGTCAAGCGACAGGTTGTCGGCGGTACTTGATCGACCTGAGGTTAACTACCCAGCAACACGCGACATATCTACAGGCACACAAACGCTCGGTGGCGCGGCCGCCTACACAATCCCTGAGCAAACAAACGTGCTGGGTTATTGCGCGCAAATCAACGAGGCTGAGCAAGGCAGGCTGTTCATATCACGTACGGGCGATCTGACATTTCAGCCGCGTATCGGTACTACGCTTGACCCGTCGGTAGCGGACTTTAGTGAACTGGGCGCTGACATACCGTATAACGGGCTAGGCATAACATTTGAAGCAGATCAAGTTGTGAACCGTGCGGTCGTAAAGCATTTAGGCAATCAAAGCCCACAAGTTGCAGACGACACGGGCAGTCAGGCAACGTACTTTATACAGACGTACTCGATTACCAACAGTTTGTTGCATAACGACGCAGCCGCGTTAGACCTAGCAACGTATTTACTTGACCCTAATCCTGAGCCTCGGTTTACGTCGCTTAACACGGCGTTTGCCATGTTGAGCAGCGCCGAGCGCGACACCGTAGCCGTGATCGACATAGGCGACACAATCACAATTGAAAAGTCATTTGCCCCCGGCACTAACCCAGCGCAACTCACCCAAGAGTTAAGTATCGAGGGCATAGAACATTCAATTAACGTAAACAACGGCCATATTGTCACCTACTACACGTCGCCTACTACGATCGTTTACGAGTTGATACTTGACGACCCAACGTTTGGTATCATCAGCGCGGACAACGCTCTAGGGTAAAGTAGGCAAATATGACAACACCGTTTCCGTTTGTAAGTGGTCAGATATTGACGGCCGCGCAGTTAAACGACATACAGAATTTGCCGATCTCTGATAAGACTGCTAGTTACACGTTGGTTGTTACTGACGTGTTTAAGCGCACGATTATGAACAACGCAGGCGCTACGACGATTACGGTCGATGACTCGATCTTTACGGTTGGTGATGTTATTCAGGTATCTAACAAAGGTGCAGGCACTTGCACGATTACGGCGGGTGCGGGCGTAACTATTAACACAAGCGGTTCACTTGCTTTGGCGCAATATGGGGGCGGCTATTTGCTTTGTTTGTCGGCGTCAACATTCGTTTTTTTTAACTTAGGTGGCGCTACTACGCAATATAAATACCATGTGTTTACGTCGTCAGGTACTTTGACAGTTTCGTCAGGTAGTGCGTTAGTCGATGTTATTTTGTGCGGCGGTGGCGGTGGCGGTGGCGGAAACCAAGCAGGTGGCGGCGGTGGCGGTCAAGCATTGTTAATCGGTCAGCAAAATGTTTCAGCAAATCAAACGGTAACTATCGGTGCAAGTGGTTCGACTACTACAAATGCAAGCGGCGGTCAAGGTGGCACTACAAGTTTCGGCAGTTTGATTAGTGCGTTAGGTGGTGGCGGCGGCGGGACACTACTAGCGGCAGGTGGTACTGGTGGTAGCGGTGGCGGTGGTGGTGCTAGAGGTTCTAGCGCTGGTGGTGCGGCGTCAGGCAATTTTAGTTTTGCTGGCGGTGCAGGCGGTCCAGGTGGTGGCGGTACTGGTGGACCTGGCGGCGGTGGCGGTGGTTCATCAACAGCAGTCGGTTCAGCAGGCACAGCGACTACGGGCGGTAATGGTGCAACAGGTTATTTGCTTACAACTATTGACCCTAAACTTACTGCGACCAATTTTCCGACAACTTTAGCGACTAACACGCATATTGCGTCAGGCGGCGGCGGCGGCGTTTATAGCACTAATGTTGCTGGCACAGGCGGCACGGGCGCAGGTGCAGGTGAAAATCAAGACAACAACGGCGGCGCAGCCACAATGTACGGGTGCGGCGGCGGCGGTAGCGGCGGCACATCAACAGGGGCAACGGGTGGACAAGGCAAAGCAGGCGTAGTCATTGTGCGTTACCTTGCGTCATCAACTTTGTCGGCCACAGGCGGTCAAGAAGTGGTAACGGTATGAGTACTTACGCAGAAATAAACACAGAAAACATAGTCGTAAATATCATTGTTGCTGACGCAGAATTTGTAGCAACACAAACTGACAAAACCTATGTCGAGTACGACGACACAAACCCAGCAGGTATTGGCTACACATACGACCCCGACACAGGACTATTTACAGCACCACCACAACCCGAACCAGTCGAGCCAATAGACGAGCCGTAATGACAAGCAAAAAAATTAGCAAAGCCAAACGCCAAATCGGTGACCAAACAACCAAAGGCGGCCTAATTGGTTTAATGATCTACGGACTAAACAAACAAGGTGCAGACCCAATGTTTATCAGTTTGCTTGTGCCAATTGCGTCTAGTGTGTTGGCATGGCTAAGCACAAAAATAGGCGACCCAGACCTAGCGTGCCTATTCATACCAAACGACGACGACAAACCAAAAAATTGACCCGACCCTACACGGTCAGCAAACAGCCAGTTGTCGCGTCACCGTTAGCAGGCATGGCCACATGGGTCAGATTATGTTGCAAACATTCTGACGGGTCACTATGGAACAACGGCATTTTTGTTAACCGCCCAATGCGAGACAAACCCGGCATCATCAGCAACCACGCTCGAGGGCTCGCAACCGACTTGTCGTACCGTTGGCAACCACAAAAACGCGGCAGGCAAGACGGCCGCAAAGTATCACGCGCATACATGAACAAACTTTTGCAAAACGCCGACACACTCGGCATAGAACTAGTGATCGACTACGCGCAATCACGCAGTTGGCGTTGCGATCGCGGCACATGGCAAATCGGCAAATTCCCGTCAGGCGACTGGTGGCATGTCGAGGTGAACGCACGGCTAGCAAACGACCCTGAAGCCACAAAACAGGCATTTCAAGCCGTATTTAGACCATCACCACAAGCAGCACCAAAACCTGTTTAGGCTGGTCACCTACCGAGAAAGTAGGTCACCATGCCATTCATCAGCAAACTTGCCATATCGCTATTCATTAGCGTCACGTCAATCTTTGTATTGCACAAACCCCCAGCACCAACACCGGCAGAAACCGAGCCAGCGCCTATAACCGTTTGGCAGGGTTTAGAGCCAGCGTCGCCCCTACCGACCACAACGGTTGTAACAACGCCTATAACGCAACCTGACGCGTGTCAGACCGTGTTTGACATGGCACGACACGTTGGCTGGCCTGAGCATGAACTATCTATGGTTGTGTCGGTTGCGTACCGTGAGAGCCGTTGCCAAGTTGACGCGTTTAACGCCAAAGACCCAAACGGCGGGTCAGCCGGTGCGATGCAGATCAATTACTTTTGGTGCAAACCGTCACGGTATTACGCCAACGGCTATTTGCAGGCCTACGGCCTGATACGCACATGCGACGACCTATTTGATTTAGAGGACAATTTGCGGTCGGCGTTGGCGATCTATCGTTACTCGAATGGGTGGCGTGCATGGTCACTTTAAAACACCTGTTTTTGGTAAGTCTGCTAACCGCGTACACGTACCTGATAATGTCACTAACCAACAAACGAAAGGCAAAAGATGACCGAGAACATCGACCCGAGAACTGACCCACAGTTCAAAGCACTAATGCAAGTGATGAACGACATCACCGGCAACAAAGTGCCGTTTTATGAACCGCACGAACTTGCAGCGCGCAGTACGTTGCGTGCGTTGCAACACGAAATAGATGATCGCAACGTGCTTGACGACAGCGACCTGATCGACACACTCAATCAAGCACGTGTCGAAATAAAGTATCTGTGCAGCATTATCACCGACCTGCACGAGCGCATTAAACAACGCGACGTCGAGTTAGGTATCAAACAATTACGGTTAAACGAAAACGAAGTAGAAATACAGCGACTGGAACACATGGTGCATCGTGCTAACTAAACACGAAAAATCACGTATTGCCGTAGCGATCGCTGAGAGCCAAGCCAGCGCAAACGCTAAATGGACACCTGCACAGCAGTTACAGGTTGATGCGGCGATTGTCAAAATGGCGCGCATGAAACCACGTTTTACAGCCGACGAGATTTGGTACGAGTTGGGCGCGTCATTCCCTGTCACTAAAGGTATGACGGCTCGACTTATGGTTGCTGAGCGTCGCGGCGTAATCAAAAACACAGGCGAGATCACGTATGCAAAACGTGGCGGTCAACACGATCACGCGCAACGCCTAACAATATGGCAATCGCTATGACAGGGTTTATGGACAATTATGTCGACGTAGCAACTCGACTAAAAATGGCATTTGCAAAATACCCCGACTTACGCATACAAGAAACAGGTCGCGAAGTAATTGAAATGCCCGACAAATCTTGTTTTATTCGTTGCGTAGTCACTATTTGGCGCGACGCAAACGACCCGATACCAGCAATAGCAAGCGCGTGTGAGTTATACCCCGGCCGCACAACGTTTCAAAAATACAGCGAGTCAGAAGTTGGATACACTTCAGCAGTTGGCCGTTGTTTGGCTTATATGGGTTTCTCGGGCAACAAATCGCTTGCGTCACTTGATGAAATTAACAGCGCTAAAGGTCGCCAACAAACAACACATTTAGCGCCCGTTGTACCGTTACACGACGTAGAAGTGCCATTCCCTGAAGTACCGCAACGTGATTGGCCGTCGCCTAAACAGTTGGGCATGATGAGAGCGTTGGCTAACGGGCAAGGGCTTAAAGGCGATGACCTTAAAACGTTTATTAGCGCAACATTGGGGCGCGAAGTTCAAACAACGGGTGATCTTGATAAACGTGACGTAAGCAAAGTGATTGACGCGCTTAAACAAAGTGAGCCGAAATGACTGGCAGGCCTAAAGGCGTTTTACAAAAACATAAACGAATTTGGCACACAAATTGTGCAACGTGTTCTGCAACAATTCAACAGGCAGGATCAGGGTCGCCACGTAAGTATTGCAATAAACGTTGCCAAGGTAAACACCCAGCACGTTTGAAACAAATGCGTGATAGAGCAAGATTAAATTACAAAAAAAAAGGAACATTAGTTAGGCGACGTGAAACTAATAAACAAATTTTGATTGCAGAAAAGTTGTCACGCGGGGAGTGCGCGTTGCACCCGTTATATAACAATGGTGACCGCAAATTTGTTGTGCCGGGTCTTGAATATCTGTTTGACATGGATCATTTAGACCGTCACAATAAACACAAAACGGTAGCAAAAATGATGAGCAATGAGGAAAAACGTTTTCGTGACGAGATTGCTAAATGTCAAATGGTTTGTATGGAGTGTCATCGCCGTAAAACCGTTGAGAGCCGTGATTGGGTGCATATTGTCAAGGTGCTTGAGCCACAAATGAAAACGGTTTACGATCAGCCAACGCTATTTGATAATTAATTACGGGCATGACCTAAGCGTGTTGCAGCGCGGTTGGTGACACACGGCAACGTGGGTAGATGAGCCGTGCGCGAGTACGGTTCAGGCAAATGGTTAAAGCGTTGGGAGTGTCGGTGAGGCAAGACACGGGGGGCTAGCGCATTAGGCTTTACACACAACAAACACAAATTGACATACCGATAACAAACCACAAACCTAAAGTTGACAACATGACCAGCGCACACAAACCGAGAGCAAGCGCGACAGCGCGCGCTAGCGCATTATGAGCAGACCACGAGACGACTACGAATACCAAAAAAACAGGGGGGTGGTATTGCGAGAGCAGCCAACCTGTACTGTTTGCAATCGACAGCCAAGTACGCAAGTCGATCACATCATTCCGTTAGATGCAGGCGGTGGACATGAACTAGCAAACCTCAGAGGCATCTGCTTCAAATGCAACAACACACTAGGACACCGCTACGTCAGCCAACGTAATGAAATACGACGCACCATTCGTGCCGAGGCAATGCGTGAACAAGGCGTGATAGACGTTGAAAACAATCGGTCTTTTATACAGAAAAAATTAGTCCC